AAGTAAAAAATAGATTAGTTACAACAGAAAAAGCTCCTTTCTTGTCTGATAAATTTTTTGGACAATATATTAAAGGTCCTCTTCAAAGCACTAAAAAAGCATTTACAGATGCTTTTGGTCCTGCTGCTGGTTCAATAAAAGATTATAAAACAGCAATAGGTTTAGGTATACCTACTACAGGTTTTGGTGCATATAAAATGTATCAAGGGTATAAAGACAGACAAAAAGGATCTGAAGCTCCACCACCTCCAGGTGAAGGCGGTACAGGTAACGTTCCAGACGCAGTAAGCGGCACACGTAAACCAACTAAAGCAGAAATAGAAGCTAAAACAAAAGAATTAGAAGATAAAAAACTAAATAGAATTTATAAACTACTTGGTGTAGACAGAGCTAAAAGAAACGCTGCATCTAAAGCATTAATAGACATGAGCAGATACATCGATGAAGGTGGTAAAGATGTTATTTCTAAAAAGAACATAGGTTCTACAATTAGTAAAGGTATTAGTGCGTTTGATAAGAGATTAGATAAAGTAGATCAATTAAAAGAAGCTGCAGGATTAATGCAAGCTAAAGCTGAAATAGAAGCTATGTCAGATCCTAATAAGAAAAAATTACAAGAATTACAAATAGAATTAGGCGAAGATAAATTAAGACCCGGTGTAAATTCTACATTAATAAGTAGTAGAACAATTAAAAAAGGTGCTTTAACAGAACAAGAAACAATAGATGCAGTTAGAATAGGTGCTGCTAACGAAGGATCAGCATTATTAGGATCAATAACTTCAGATCAAATTGATGATGGAAATTATAAAGGAAAAACTGTTATTGATATTGTAACTGATTTAAAACCAGAAAAAAATGGATATTTTGTTATAGGTAAATCTATAGTTAAAGTAGAATCAGGGGTTCCTAAATTAATATCAGGTCCATTAGCAATTGATTAGGAGGTAGCATGGCGCAAACTCTTCAAGACTTGATTGGCAAAAAATCAAGCGCAGAAAGTAATAGTAAAGTAGGTGTAATAGAGTCTATGCTGTCCGGCATAGCATCAGGTATCATTGCAATACCTAAAGGTTTCTTTTCTTTAGGTGCTAGTCTTTTAGATCTTGGTGCTAACACAGGTAAAGCTGCAGAAGTAGAAAGATTTTTTGATGACCTTACAACTTTTGATGAGAAAGCAGAAGCCACAGCCGCTGGAAAAATTACAGAACTATTAGTTAACATTGGTATACCAGGCGGTATAGCTTTAAAAGGTGCAAGTGGATTAGCGAAGTCTGCTATGCTAGCCAGACAAAACGGTAAGTATGTAAAACTTAACGACCCAAAATTATTAGATGATCTTGGCAAAGGCACAACGCTTACGGGAGCAGGGAGAGCAAGACAAGCTGTTGCTGGAGCTTTAGGTGCTGGTGCTGCAGAAGCTACGTTTGTAGGTGATGTAGAAGGTGTTGGTACGTTTGGAGATTTGCTAGGTGGTCCTACTAAAATTAATAGAGACGAAGAAGACAATGCAGTTAGAGAGATATTAAATAGAGTTAAGTTTGGTACAGAAGGTGCATTATTTACAGGTGCTATTAGTGGTGCAGGAACTGTAATAAAAAAATTAACAAATAGAAATAAACAATTAGACGTAGCTAACTCTAAATTAGATTATTGGATTGACAAAGTTGCATCTAAAGTAAGAGCACGTAGTGGTAAGACACAAGAATTTTTTGACATAGAAAGAGGATCTATTGGTGCAAGAGCTGCAGATGCTAATGTAGCTAGAACACTATCAAGAGAACTAGATGTAAACATAGATGCAATGTTTCCACCTATGCGTACAGTATTTAATAAACAAACAGCAGCAGAAAGAACTAAATTTTTAAACGTAGTTAATGATGCATTGTTATCTGGTAAAGCAGAACTTGACGATGCAGGTGTAGCAACGTTTGGTAAAATGGATGACGCAGCTATATTAAAAGTTGATGAGTTTATAGATAAATTTGCAAAGAATACAAAACAAGCTGATGAATTAAGAGTAAATATTATTGGTGGTTTATCTAACATGAGAACTGCATGGTCTAAACTATTCTCACAACTAGGTGGTACGTTAGATGCAGGCGATATAAAAGAATTTCAAAAACTATTTGGTGGTAAGTTTAAAAACTATCTTGGATCTACATACGATATCTTTCAAGACAAAAGTATATTACCTTTCTTTAGATACAGGCCAGCAGAGGATGCAATAGAAAAAGCAAAAGCATCTTTTATAGCTAGTGCTAGAGAAGCTGGTGAAGAAATGACAGATTTACAAGCTGAAGCTGCAGTAACTAGGGTTTTAAAAACAGCAAGACTTCCTAAAGGTATTAGAATGGACAAACCATCTGATGCTATTTTTGAAGTACCAAGTTTTTTTGTTAATAGAACAACATTAAAAGATGTAACAACTGAAAGAGGGTCAGCATTAGTATCTGCCGGGGCTCTTAAGCCGGGTACCAAGGAAGTGTTTGAAGGATTGTTAGGTAAACAAAAAAATCCTATGCAAACTATGCTTGGAGGTATGTCTAAATTATCTTTAATTACAAGACGTAATGTTTTCTTTAACGATCTTATAAAAAAATCTGATGAGTTAAAAGCTGCAGGTAACTTACCTATGTTTGCTAAAACACAAGACGAAGCTAGACTATTATTTGGTGATGACTTTAAACAAATAAGAATTGACCAAGCCAAAACATTATCTGTTAGTGCAAAGTCTGGTGCAACTAATCCATTAAATGAATTGTACGCACCATCTGGTATTGCAGATGCATTAGAAAAAACATCTATAACTTTAGATGGCGCAGGTACATTAGGTAGAATATATGAAAGTTTAGTCTTGTATCCTAAAGCCACATCACAAATAGCTAAAACAATTTTATCACCGGTAACACATTTGAGAAACTTTGTAAGTGCTGGAGCGTTTGCTGCAGCAAATGGTATATTACCGTTTGCAGATAAACAAGCTATCAAACAAGCATACCAAGCATTACAGACACCGCTAAAAGGAACAAGACAACAGAATGATTTATATCAAGAGTTATTAGAATTAGGTGTAGTAAACTCTAACGTAAGATTAGGAGACTTAACTAGACTAATGGAAGATGTAAACTTTGGTGAGACTATGACATCAGATAAAGGTATGAGATTATTACTAAAACCTTTGTCAAAATTAAAATCTGTATCACAAGATCTATACACTGCTGAAGATGACTTTTGGAAAATATATTCTTGGGCTATGGAAAAATCTAGACTAGAGAAATCTTTTGAAAAGATAGGTTTAACAAGAGGACAATTTTTTAAAAGAGCTGATGGTACAGAAGTTAGATTAACAGAAGACTTTTTAAAACGAGAAGCTGCAGACATTGTTAAAAATAATATACCGAACTATGATTATGTGTCTGACTTTGTTAAAGGATTAAGAAAACTACCTATTGGTAACTTCGTTTCGTTTCCGGCAGAGATTGCAAGAACAGGAACTAACATTGTATCAAGAGCGTTAAGAGAAATAAATGAGGAAGTTATTGTTGATGGTAAAGTATTTAAACCTTTTCAATCTATAGGTTATACAAGATTATTTGGTTTTGGCGCAACAACAGCAGCTGTACCTATGGCAACCGTGGCAGCTTTCCAAGCTATCTACGATGTAACAGATGAAGAAAGAGAAGCTATTAGAAGATTTGCTGCACAATGGTCTAAGAACTCAACATTGCTTCCAATCAAAGATAAAGAAACAGGTGAATTTAAATACATTGATTTTAGTCACGCTAATGCTTACGACACATTAACAAGACCTATACAATCTATAATTAATGCTGTAGCCGATGGCAGAACAGATCAAAATGGAATGATGGATGACTTTGCAAAAGGTATGTTTACAGCCATGTCAGAATTTGGTCAGCCGTTTATATCAGAATCTATTTGGACAGAAGCAGTGTTAGATATTATAGCTAGAGGTGGTAGAACTAGAGAAGGTTTCCAAGTATACAATCCAGAAGACACGCCAGGAGATAAAAACAGTAAGATTATGGCACACTTAGTTAAAGCACAAATGCCTTTTTCTTTAGATCAATTAAAAAGAATGGATAGATCTATAGAAGCTGTAGACGTAATTACAAAAGGTAAATACGATGAATATGGTCAAGACTTTGAATTTGGTGATGAGTTTGGTGGGTTGTTTGGTTTTAGAGCAGTTAATATTAATCCTGAAAGAACTTTAAGATATAAAGTTGCAGACTTTCAAAGAGGATCTAGAGATTCTAGATCTTTGTTTACTAGACTTACACTTAAAGGTGGACCTATTGAATCAAGAGAAATTGTAGATGCATATCTAAATGCAAACAGAGCTTTGTTTGAAAACCAAAAAGCATTTAAACAAGATTTAGACGCTGCAAGAATTTTAAATATATCTGAATCTGGATTTATTGATGCAACAGACAGAATATCAGGAGTTGCTTTGTCTAACGTAGACCAAAATGTTTTTAGACCTATGACAATATCTCCTGAAGTAAGAAATTCTTTTGCAGAAAATGCAGAAAAAATAGGAATGAAAAATCCTTACGAAACAGCTGAAGATGTTATTACAGAAATACAGGCAGAACTAGGAGAATTATCATTAGAAGAACCGGAATTTCCTTTTATAGAAAATCCATTAACAGTTACAGCACAAAGCAATGTTGCCACAGGGCCTAATACATTGAATTTACCTAGTGTAGACCAACAAATTATGACACAATCGGCAGCAGCTAATCAATTTTCTAACTTGACAATGGATCAAAAAATCCGTTTATTGTTCCCCAATGGCTAAAGATAACGCATTACAAAAAATAGAATCTCATGAAAAGCTTTGCAGAATTATGCAAAAACAAACGCATGATAAAATTCACAAAATCGAAACACAAATAAATAGATTAGAAAAAATTGTGTTAGTGTCTGCCGGTATGTTAATTATGGGTATGGCAAACATGATATTTATGTTGATCACAAAATGAAGCTTACCGCTAACATAACACTTGACGAGCTTTGCAAAAGCCAAGTAGCTGAGAGGAAAGGGATTAATAATAACCCTAACCCACAGCAAATAGAAAATATAAAAGCACTAGCAGTAAATGTGCTTCAACCAATACGTTCTCATTTTGACAAACCATTAATTATATCTAGCGGTTTTAGATGCGCTGAGTTGTGTGTTGCAATCGGTAGCAGTGTTAACAGTCAGCACGTTGCAGACGACGGAGCAGCTGCAGCAGACTTTGAAATACCAGGTGTAGATAATTTAGATTTAGCTATTTGGATTAAGAACAACTTAGAAATAGACCAGGGAATTCTTGAGTTCTACAAAGAAGGCGAACCTACAAGCGGATGGATTCATTGTAGCTACTCATCAGACGGTAACAGAAATCAATGGCTTAAAGCTAGAAGAGAAGAAGGAAAAGTTAAATACTTGCCTTGGACTGGCTAATTTTTTTTGCGCTAAAATATTTCAGTACTCCTAGATTTTCCTACGTTAGATCCAGTCTTTTAATTCTTCACCCATAATCTCACTAGCTATATTTACTTTCTTACGTAGTGCGACTACAATTTTATCATCTATAGTATCTTCTGCTATTAGATCTATGTATGTCATAGGGCTTTCCTGGCCTATACGGTCGATTCTAGCCTCAGACTGCTGTCTTTTCTCTAGATCATACCCGTTAGAATAATAAATCATTGTGCTGGCGGCTGTGAGCGTTATACCGTAGCCTCCTGTAGCTGTTGTACCAACTAAAAATCTTACAGGACTTTCTTTATCTTGAAATTTCTCTATATTACTTTGTCTTTGGTCTTGTGGTGTCAAGCCGTAATATGTAACGACCGAATTATCCCCATGCTCTTTTTTTATACGTTCTACGATTGTTTCTACATCGTACTGGTAATGTGCCCAAATAACAACCTTACCGTGCACCTCATCTAACAAATCAGATAAGTCATCTAATCTATTATTTTTTATATCTTGTATTGTGCCATCATCTGCAGTGAAATGACCACAAGTAATTTGGTGTAATCGCATAAGTTGAGTCATGACTGTGGCTGTAGTCATAAGTTTACCTTTAAATTGTGCTAAAGCTAATTGAGACATTTGTTTGTACGCATGCTCTTGTTCTTTTGTAAGTTTAACTGTTCTACGCATAAATGTTTTTTTAGGTAGATCTAAACATTCGTCTTTTAATACTCTGTAAGAAAAAACTTTTAGCATATCTGTAAGCTCTGATAAATTACGATAGCCAACAACAATTTGTACAGACCTGCCACCAAAATTAGCTGTCTTCATTACAGCATATCTAGTTCTAAAAGAATAATAAGAAGCGTGACCTAATAATTCTGGTGCTAGAAACTCACACTGTTTATATAAATCTAGTGGTGATTTTGTAATAGGTGAGCCTGTTAATATTCTTCTGTATTTAGCATGTGGACCCAATGTGCATATGTTCTTAGTTCTTTTAGCGTCTGGGTTTTTTATAGTTGTAGACTCATCAATAGCCATTATGGCGTTATGACAAGACAAAAACTTATACGCAAATTCTATACCTTTTTTTGTACTAAAGGCTTCTACATTCATAACTAGAACATGTAGATCTTGACCCGTTTCGAACAGTACATCTAGTTTCTTTTGTTGTTTTGCATTGATATTAGCCTGCCACAATACTGCCTTATGTTCAACATGATCCGGCATATGTGTAGGTAATTGGTCTTTATACCATGTGCCTACAACACCTTTTGGTGCTATAATTAAGGCACCGTTAATTTTACCTTTGTCATAAAGCATAGCAATATTATCTACTAACACTTTAGATTTACCTGTACCCATCTCCATAAAATAGGCAAAGTATTCTTTATCCCATGATCGTGCCAAAGCATTTAACTGATGCTGATAAGGCTTAGTCTTAAATTTGTAATGCATAATTTTTAACTTTCTATTGACTTCTATAACATAAAGACTATATTGATGTCAATGACAGAAAGCATGAATTACGGTGACATAAAAACAAACAAACCTACAGTGTATGTTTTACAAGAATTACCAGGTACAAAAGCTGGTTCACCTAAGATAAATATTATGAGTGCATCTCAGTATGGAAATTTTAAATTTCTATTACCAGAGTTTTCACAAATAATTTTTTCTCCAGGTCCTTTAATATACAAGTTAAGAGGTTTGTTAAAAAACTATACTACAAAAGATTATTTGTTGTTAACGGGTGATCCTGCAATTATAGGTGTTGCGTGTTCTATTGTTTCTGACATTACAAATGGTAAATACAAACTGTTAAAGTGGGATAGACAAGACAGAGTGTATTATCCAATAGAAATAAATCTTAACGAGAAAGGAAAGATAGATGAGTAATATAAACTTTGAACAAGATGCAAGAGAAGATCTTGATTCAGTAAATGAGGGTAAGAAATTATCCGACCAAGTAAAGAAACTACAGGATCTAGAAGATGAAGTAGTTCTTAAAGAAGAAGAGTTAAAGGAATTAAAAAGAAAAGTAGACTTGTTATCAGGTGAGGTTATTCCTACAATGATGCAAGAGATGAATATATCTACTTTAAAATTAGCAGATGGATCTTCAGTAGAAGTGAAACCTGTCTATGGTGCTTCCATTCCTGTAGCAAAAAAGGAAGGAGCATATAACTGGCTTCGAGAAAACGGCCTAGGTGATCTTATTAAAAATGAGGTTACCGTTGCTTTTGGTCGTAACGAGGACAACAAGGCAATCGCTTATGCGAACCTTGCACAAGGTCAAGGATACCAACCTGTCCAGAAATTAAAGGTTGAACCTATGACACTTAAAGCATTAGTCAGGGAGCGTCTGGAGGCTGGACTCGAGATGCCATCTGACTTATTTAACATGTTCACAGGCAACAGAACAAAAATAACAAGGAGCAAATAAACATGAACCAAGTAGCAGAAAAAAAGACTGCAGGTCTTCCAAGCAATGTGTTTGAAGAAGATGCAGCAAAAGGTTTGGGTAATATAGGTCAACAAGATCTAGCCCTACCTTTCTTAAAAATCCTTGGACAGCTTTCACCAGAAGTTAACAAACGTGATGGTAAGTATGTCGAAGGTGCTGAACCAGGAATGATATACAATTCTGTGTCAGGCGACTTATACGATGGAGCGAAGGGCATAGATGTCATTCCTGCATATTATAAGTTAGAGTACGTAGAATGGAAAGATAGAGGAGAAGGTGCAGGCGGACCAGTAGCTGTACATGACTCTTCTTCTGACATTATGTCTCAAACAAAAGCAGATGCAAACTACAAAGACAGATTACCTAATGGTAATTATGTTGAGAAGACTGCATCACATTTTGTAATTATCACAGGAGATAGTCCAACGACTGCGTTGATATCTATGAAATCTACTCAATTAAAAATTAGTAGAAAATGGAATTCAATGATGTCGGGTATTAAACTAAAAGGTAAGAACGGGTTATTTACACCGGCATCTTTTAGCCATATTTACAGACTAAAAACCACACAGATGTCTAACGACAAAGGTACATGGTTTGGTTGGGATGTAAGTAAGGCAGGACCCATAACGGACACAGGTCTTTACCAGCAAGCAAAAACGTTTAGTGAAAGCATTTCTAAAGGAAGTGTAAAAGCTAAACATGGTGAAGAGAAACCGAAAGGGTCTCAATCTCACTTCTAAGTTCCTTAATTGGAATCATGCATGAGTAGGCCGCCTGGGAGACTGCGCGGCCTACACACAGATAATTATGAATGGATATGTAAAAATATTTAATGGCTATAGGCATGCGTATGGTATCGCAGATTGGAGCAACGCTACCGTAGACCCAGAAAGCGGAAAGAAAAAACCAGACTACAGATGGACCTACGAAGAGTTCACTGATCAAATTTATCAAGACCATTTAACAGGTGAGAAATCTGTTGGTGCACAGCCTACAAATGAAAACGGTGATGCTAAGTTTGGCGTTATCGATATTGACCCTAAAGAATACGAAGGCTTTAACAAACAATTTTATCTAGAAACAATACAAAAATACGATCTACCTCTTATACCTATAGAATCTAAAAGTGGTGGCTTACATCTATATTTATTTATGGCAGAGTTTGTGCCATCAACATTAGTTGTATCATTCTTAAGTAATCTATTACCTTTATTTAATTTAAAACCTGACTGTGAGATATTTCCTAAGCAGACACAACTGACAAAGGATCCGGAAACGGGGATATTAAAACCAGGACAGTTTATTAATCTACCATATTTTGAAAGCAAGAAACGTAGAGCTATCAATATGGATGGCACATTCTTTACACTAGAACAATTTATAAAAGTAGCAGAAGCTAATCTAACTACAGCAGAAGATTTAAAAAGAATTACAGATGAAATGGAATCTAAATCTATGGAAGGTGTTGACGAAGAGTTTACAGAAGGTCCACCTTGTTTAGCTTTACTATCTAAAGTTACAAATAAGACTGGCTTTGATGGTAAAGATAGATTTATGTACAACTATCATGTCTTTGTAAAAATGAAGTATCCTGACAGCTGGCAACAAAAAGTAAAGAATGCACCTGTAAAATATTTTGAGACTGTGCATGCAAATGCGTGGGATCAACAAACACTAAACGCAAAGCTTAGATCATGGAACAAATCAGAAAAAGGTTATACATGTACACAGAGTCCTATCAGTGAGTATTGTAAGAAAGGTATATGCGTAAAGAAAAAGTTTGGTGTACTTGCCGGATCTAAAGGATCTTATCCTGTACTAACTAACCTAAGAAAAATAGACATTGATCCAGATCCAGAATATGAATTTGATGTAACTAGACCAGATGGTATTGGTAAGGCGACAGTGCATTGTAAGACTGTAGAACATGTTACAGATCAGCGAAAGAGACGGAATGCTATCACAAAACATGCAGGATTTCCACCACCAATTATTAAAGGTCAAGAAGATCAAACTGTATTAGAAGCATTATTTAAAACACAGAAAACAATTAATCCTCCTATCGGTACATCACCTAAAGAAAAACTACACGACTTATTACATGCAAAAATTAACGGACCTAAAGCTATGAATGATGCTAGCTTTAAATCAGGTACAGTTCTAATAGAAGAAGGCTATGCTTATTTTAAATTTGATAAATTCTACGACAGACTAAAAGCAAAGAATTGGAAACACGGTGAAGATAAGACAGGTGTTATGATGAGAAAGACATACAAAGAATGTGACATCGACTTTCTAGATCAAAAAAGATTTCCTGCAAAAGAAAAAGGTAAATACAATACACCTACAAAGAATGTAGTAATGATAAACATAGAACAGTTTGAAGAAGTACCTATACACCATACAAAATTAAAACATGAAACGGAGATAATGTGATTAGAAAAATACTCGGGCCTCCCGGAACAGGGAAGACAACTAAACTGTTAAACTATGTGAAAACATTTTACAAACTAGGCACACCCTTACACAAGATAGGTTATTTTGCATTCACAACAAAAGCTGCGGACGAAGCTAAGAATAGAATGTTAGATTATCACACAGCATTAGAAGCAAAAGATATTCCATACTTTAAAACATTACATGCATTATGTTTTGCAGAGTTAGGACTAAAGAAAAGTAATGTCATGCAAGAAGAACATTACGAAGATATTGGTAGTGAAGTGGGTATAGAAGTTACCGTTTACACAAACGGAGAAGAGAAGACAGGCTTTGTAGATTCTGATAGCGAATACTTTAACATTATCAACGCAGCAAGGATCAAGGAAATAGATGTTATTGATGAATACAATACAGATTTATATTCTGAAAGCATCGATAAAAGATTATTAAAAATTTTAAAAGATGAGGTTGACAATTATAAAAAGTCTTACAAGTTAGTAGACTTTACCGACATGATCGAAAGATTTAATGAGTCTAATTTGTGTCCAAAGTTTGACGTAGTTATTATTGACGAAGCACAAGATCTATCGCCAATACAATGGAAAATGTTTGACATATTAAAGTCACAATCTAAACACATTATTTTAGCAGGCGATGATGACCAAGCCATTTACGGTTGGGCCGGAGCAGATGTTCACAGATTTCAGAAAGAAAAAGCAAAAGACATAGTTTTGCCACAATCTTACAGAGTGCCAAAAGCCGTGCAAACACTAGCTAATTGTATACTAGAACGTATACCAGAGGACAGAAAGTTGGTCAAAATATGGCAACCACGTGATGAAGAAGGATCTGTACAAAGAGTTACGTCAATAGAAGATGTGCCCCTTGAACAGGGAACATGGTTAATTCTAGGCAGAACACATTCTAAACTTAGATCACTACAACAACAGCTACATGACAGAGGTATCTATTACGAATACAAAAATAGAAAAAGTTATAATGAAAGATTGTTTAGAAACATTTTAAATTACGAACGATGGCGTGAAGGTACGCTGTTATCAATTACAGAATGCAGAGATCTATTTGAATTTTTAAATAAACCTTTTGACCACACAGATGAAAGACTTTATGATTTAAACGAATTTGGCTACAGCATTACACAAAGATGGTATGAAGTGTTTGAGACACACCCAGAGGACACTTTATACATAAGATTAATGAGACAGAACGGAGAAGAATTATCTAAAGCATCAAGAGTAAAACTATCTACCATACACGCAGCAAAGGGTGGAGAAGCAGAGAATGTTTTACTTATTTTAGATAACACAAAAAAAATAAGAGATGCGGTAGAGAAGGACCAAGACAAGAGAGAAGAAGAACACAGAGTTTGGTATGTGGGTGTAACACGTACAAAACAAAACCTATACATTATGGAAGCAAAACAGGAGAGAAACGGATATGACATCTAAGAAAAAAGAAAACCCATACTTAAAACAAGTTTCGGGAACACATTACATGTACATGGCCATACAGCCAGCAGAGTTTATAAACAAGAATAAGTTGCAATTTGCGGAGGGGAACGCTATAAAGTACATATGCAGACATGCAGTGAAAGGAAAAGCAGCCGACATAGAAAAAGCAATACACTATCTAGAAATGATACTGGAAAGAGATTATGAAAATACCAAAGTTTGAAGCACAGACTGAGTGGAATATTCCTACAGAATTTCCAGATCTTAGACAGGTTGATGAGATTGCAATAGACTTAGAGACAAGAGATCCAGATCTTATAAAGAAAGGATCAGGAGCTGTGATTGGTAACGGAGAAGTTATAGGTATAGCTGTTGCTACATCACATTACAAAGGATACTTTCCTATTGCACACCAGGGTGGTGGCAACATGGATAAGAAAAGAGTTTTGTCTTGGTTAAAAGATGTACTCGAAGCTGACAGTACAAAAATATTTCACAACGCCATGTACGATGTTTGCTGGCTACGTGCTATGGGTTTTAAAATTAATGGTGACATTGTAGATACAATGATAGCCGCAGCAATTACAGATGAGAATAGATTTAGATACGATCTTAATAGTTTGTCATGGAAGTATTTAGGTTTTGGTAAGAACGAAGCTGCGTTAGCAGAAGCTGCAGCAGAGTGGGGTATTGATCCTAAGTCAGAGATGTACAAACTTCCGTCATTACACGTAGGTTCTTATGCAGAACGAGATGCCGAAGCTACGTTTGGTTTATGGCAAGAGATGAAAAAAGAAATTATACACCAGGATTTAGAAGATATATTTGATTTAGAAACAGAACTATTTCCGTGTCTAGTTGACATGAGATTTAAAGGCGTCAGGGTAGATGTAGAAGGCGCACACAAAATTAAAAAAGAACTTATAGAACAAGAACATAAATTACTTTACGAAATTAAAAGAGAAACAAACATCGACACACAGATCTGGGCAGCTAGATCTATATCAGAAGTGTTTGATGTATTACGATTAGAGTATCCAAGAACAGATAAAACACAAGCTCCAAGCTTTACCAAAAACTTTTTACAGGAACATAAACATCCTGTCGTGAACATGATTGCTAAAGCTAGGGAGATAAACAAAGCACACACAACATTTATAGATTCTATATTACGTTATCAGCATAAAGGCAGAATACATGCAGAGATTAATCAGCTAAGATCACAGACAGGTGGCACAGTGACAGGTAGATTTAGTTATCAGAATCCTAACCTGCAGCAAATACCTGCAAGGAACAAGGATCTAGGACCTAAGATAAGAAGTTTATTTATTCCAGAGGACGGTTGTAAGTGGGGATGTTTTGACTATTCACAACAAGAACCAAGACTCGTTGTACACTACGCAGCTTTGTATAAGTTGCCCTCAGTCTATGATGTTGTTGATGCATACGAGAATGATCCTAACTCAGACTTCCACCAGACTGTAGCTGATATGGCTGACATACCTAGATCACAGGCCAAGACGATCAATTTGGGTCTTTTTTATGGCATGGGTAAAAACAAATTACAGGCAGAGTTGGGTGTAACTAAAGACAAAGCTGCCGAACTATTTAATACGTATCATGCTAAAGTACCTTTTGTTAAACAGCTTATGGAGAAAGCATCTAACCGAGCACAGGACAGAGGACAGATAAGAACTTTACTAGGCAGACTATGCAGGTTTCATTTATGGGAACCGAATCAATTTGGTATGCATAAAGCCATGACACACGAAGATGCGTTAAGGGAACATGGACCGGGGATCAAGAGAGCCTACACCTACAAAGCATTAAACAAATTAATACAAGGGTCAGCAGCTGACATGACAAAAAAGTCAATGTTAGATCTTTACAAAGAAGGGATAATACCGCATATACAAATACACGACGAGCTTGATCTATCTATCGAGACAGATGCTCAGGCTAAAAAGATTATTGAGATTATGGAACACGCCGTAACTTTGGAAGTCCCAAACAAAGTAGACTACGAACACGGTAAAAATTGGGGAAGTATAAATGATTAATTATGGCTTACTTAAATGCAAACATTCCTGTAACATATGCTCAAATTAGGAGAGAATATTTATATGACCTTAAAAAACATCATGGTGAAGTTGAAGACTGCATTGTGTTTGGTATTACGGCTATTACTGGCCGTCCCATACTTTTTCATTGTATTATGGAAAATGGAGCTGTCTTCTATCGTCTACCGATATCTGCATTTATTCAAAGAGGCTTTGATCCAAAGAACGTTCCTAAACGTAGACTTGATGAGTTGGAGCTTTGGAATTGTTTCAGTTATTATCCTGCTGTTACTAGTTGGGATATCTTAGACGGACAATCTGGCAAATACATAGGTAAAGATAAAAAATGGCACAGTGGTGCTTATCTTTTTACGGTTGATTTTGCACACCCAGAGAGTAATATAGTAGATACAGATCATTCTGAAATTCCGCACGAACATAAGTGCGCACACATACTTGCCTTAGATGATGGTAATTATGCGGCACAGCCAAACAACAGACTAATATGGGACATACCATCTTTTACAGTTAAAGATGAGATTCCAGATTGGAAGGTGCAGACATCAGAGTGGAATGTAGAAGATACACGTAAATGGAAGACCGAAGATACGGACAACTTCTTTTACGAAATTGAGGAGAAAAAAAATGATTAATAAATGTAAAAATATTTGTTGCAAAGTTTGGGACAAAATTAAAGCTGGCTGGGAGTGGATCTTGTCAAGATTCAACAGGTAGTTTATGACAAAACAAAAACCTAAAAGTAAATTAGAGTGGTTTAAAAAGAATATTGTAATTGTTCCTGTTGTTGCAGCAATTATAGCAGGAACATTTACATCGGTAAGATATGTATTATCTTTAACAGATACTATTACAGCTAACCAAGAAACCATTATTAAAATGGAGTCTAAACTAACTAGCTCCACAGCAGATATTAACGACCTTAAACAAAGATTGTCCGCAGCAGAAGCAACGTGGACAATGGCAGAAAATT